TTTTAAGAATAGTCACTTGAGAGTCAGTTGTTGCATATCTTTTTTCTGCCTCTGCAATTGCTGCTGTGTTTTCTTCCCATGCTTTTGTTCCTGTTTCTATTGTATCTGTTACTAAGTCACCGGCATTTGCTAAGGATAAAAACGACCTTACTAATCTTTGATCTTCTAGGCCTAAATTACTTAATGTTGTTATTGCTTGGTCTCCTTGTTCCCCCAATCCGAGAATAAATGATGCAAATGCTTTTCCTGCGTCTTCTTTCCAATCCTTTGCGAACTCCTCACTTGTTCTTCCTGCTGTTTCTGCAAATATGTCTAATTTTTCACCACCTTCGATTACTGCGGTGTTTATACCAATTAAAACTTTCTGGGTTGCTGTTCCACCCGCTTCTGCTTGTACACCTACTGAACTAAATGCCGCTCCAATTCCAAGTATATCTTGTGTTGTTAATCCTGCTATGCTACCGGCACCAGCGATCCTCTGTGCGAATGTTACTATTTCTCCTTCTGTGGTTGCGAAATTATTACCTAAATCTACAACTACCGAGGCCATACGATCTACATTTTCGATTGGTTCTTGCATAACGTTAGCGATTCTTGCGAATGAAGTAGCGGCTTCTTCTGCTGTTAAATTCGTTGTTACGGCTATACCAGCTATTGTTCTTGTAAATTTTTCTAAATTATCTACACCCTCTACACCTAATTGTCCTGCTATTTCTCCTATTGCGCTTAGCTCTTGGAATGTTACTGGGATCTCTTTACTTAGGTCCTTAAATCTTATTCTTAGGTTTTCGAATTCTTTTTCTGTTAGTTCTACGGTCTTTCTAACACCAGTAAATGCCGATTCAAATGATGCAGCAGTATTAATTAATCCCTTTGTGACAGCTAATCCTGCTATACCTAGTGCTGTAATTGCCGCACCAGTAACCAACATTGTTTTGTTTACTTTTGCGAAAACTCCAGAGAACTTATCGACTGCCTGTATGACTATCGCTACTGTTGCTCCGCCTGCTATTCCTCCTAAAATTCCTGCCATTATCTTTTTCTTTTTCTCTTAGTTCGCTTGGCTTCCCTATCCTCTTTTTTAACAACTATGTTGTTTTCCTCTATTAAGAGGTTTATCTCTGGATATGTAAGCTTTGGTATGTCAAAAAACGAGTATCCCTTACTATGTAAGAAATTAGTTAATTCTCGTTCTGACTTAAAGACTTTTTTTTTACATCATCTAACACTGCACTTATGCTTGACTTCTGCATATCTTCTTGTGATGTGTCAGTAGATAAACTAAGAAGTGCCATCTTGATCGCTCCGTATACTTGTGGTTTTATAAACCCAAATTCTTCTTCAGTATATTCTGGATCCACAACATGTTCTCTAATTAACTTATCCTCGCCTTCTGGACATGTTACTAATTCATTTAGCCGACCCTTTGTAAGCGGAATCATCTTAATCTTCGGTTTGTCTGGCAATAGTTCTAGGGTTACCTCTATTGGTAACAACTTTCCCTCTCCGTTTCTCTTTATAAGAGTGTTTTCTTTTTCTAAGTATCCCATTATTCCTCCTTCTCGTTATTGTGCCGTTAGGCATTGGGTTAAAAATTAATACCCAATCTAATTTAATTAAAATGCTTTGTAAAGTACTCTGTCAAACGCAGAACCAATTACTGATTGTGGTCTTATTTCCATAGTATACTCACTTACGCCTTCTGTCGTGCTTGGAACATCCATGCTCATTATTTTACATCCACTCATAAAGAATGTTGTATGTTGTGAACCTGCTGTTGCGTCTGCATTTAAATCAAAGGTAGTATTAAACGTACCGTTTCCTTTGAATAGGTCTGTATAAAGTACATCTGCTAATGGTGCTGCTAAATCTGCTGTTACACTAAGCGTATATTCTTTATTACCTGGGAATGGTGCTGCAATTACTCTTGATCCGTTTACATAATGTGGTGCCTCAACGTTATTGTTTATCTCGAAACTAATGTCTTTTGCTGTCTCTAGTGTATTACCAGAAACCGTTAAAGTACAATCACTCCAAAGATAAGGTCTGTTTAGCTCTTCTGTTACACTTGTTGTTGCGCCACTTGAATGAGTTAAGTTCTGACCAATCCAGTCTACGTCCATACTTACTTTTTCTCCTTGAGTTGCGCTTATTGTAACACTATTTGCTACACATCCATTTACTGTTCTGATAAAGTTTGCTCCTGTACCTGGGCTTTGCTTAGAATCTTCTAGTGTAAAGCTGATAGGTGCTTGTAAGAGCCCTGTACCGCTTGTGAACGGACTTTGCCAAGAACTTGTACTGTTTTCCTCTACTAGATGACTTACTGCGCTACCTGCTGCTCCGTCTGTTGTGCTACCGATTGCCCAAAATGCAAATCTCATATCTTGAGGGTGCATTGTAAGTGTACCTGTAACATCTTGTGGTCCTTGGTCTATTTCGCCGAAGTTTCGACTATTTGTTCCTAAATATCTGTTGACTAACTTGTTTTCATTGTCGTCAATAGAGTTTTCAGTAACTTGTCCTGGCCAAATACCTGTTCCACTAGATTGTGCATACGTTCCTGACTCGTGTAAGAGTACTATTTTGTTTGTATCACTGATATATCTTGCTATTTTTTTACCTCCTTTTTTTTATTTAATTTAAGTTGAAAAATTTGTAATTTAATTGGATAATACGAGATTTGATTCCGCCCTTACCTGGTTCGTCTACTCTGATTACACTACCTACGTTAAAATCGTGAAAGTCATTGTCTGTACTGCCTGAGCTTACGGTGAATTGTATGTTTGCTAGTTCGTCTAATAATTCTTGAGTTAATTTGTCTGACTGTGCGACTGACTTGCTCCATAATCTTATTTCAACTGTTAGAGTTATATCCATGGCGGTTGTTTGCATACCTGCGCGACTTTCTTCGATGTTGTTTACTTCGAGTGTTATAAGTGGATATTTTACTTCACGTTCTGGAAAACTTGTCATAATAAATTTAGAAGAATTACCCCTTGTAGAACTAATTGGGTCTGTAATGTTTTCAGATATTCTTTCTTTTAAAAAAAAGAGTATATCTCTAAGTATAGTTTTTCGTTCTGCCATCGCTTTGGATTTTGACTGCTCGCTTACAGTCAGATTAATTAAGATATTTGCTTTTAAGTATATTGAGTTGTTTTATATATATTAAATCTTATTTATTTCTTTCTGTAGTATGTCTTTAATCTTATGTTTAGACCTACTTGCGCTGTTACGGAAGTGTTTACGAGGAGAGTTTTTAAAATCAGTACCGTACTCTAACTTCTGTGCATAAGGTAATTTACTAAAGACACTAGCAGTCTCCTTAGAAGACTTAAAGTCTACCGAGTTAAGAAAACGGCCCGTGTCTACACTTTGATATTCTGCTTTCTTGCCGGCTATTGATAACTTTACTTCGCCTTGTAGAAATACTGCTGATTTGAATAATCCTTTTTTAAGTTTCTGTCCTACACCTAATTTCTTGGATTTCAAATACTTAGACGTTTTTGTTATTCCTTTTATATCAATAGAAATACCACTTTTTTTCATTAGATTAAACTTCCCGTTAAACGTCTTATGTATTGAACTTTGTATACTGGGGTTGATTCTGTTTCATACATTATTCCGCCATCTGGGATAGTTGAATATAAATTTCCTGTTGGGCTACCTAGTTGTACGTCTACCGATAAATCAGTGCTCGTAAAAATAAGTGAACCGTTAACGTATAGTTTTTTATCTGAGTCTATTAGTTTTCCTTGACTCATTAATACACTTTCGTTTGACCCTTCTACACTTTTTATTGGAAAGACTACTCCGCTTGTCCAAAGACTTGTACCAGATTGTTGTAAGTCGGTTGCCTCATCATATACGTCATCATAAATAGGAGTATAATATCTTATTCTAATAGGTGTGCCGGCTAAGTCAAGTGTTCTATTCAATGCACTTATTAGTTTTGCATTTGTTCCCATTAGTCATAATCCTCATTTATTTTAACTACAAGTGAATGGTCGCTTGGTAAAGTTAATACAGAATCGTCTCCGTCGTATGTAACTTCAAATTCACCTAAATATAGTCCGCTTCGATTTGTGTCTATTCCTGCTGTCGTGCCTGATACCCATCTATATTCTACTTGACCGGCCGTACTACCTGTAATAACACAAGCTCCACTTAAGACTGGTGTAAAAGCATTGTCGTTTGTGCCTAGATTAAAATGTACTGCTGTGTTGTTTAGGTCTATAGCACTTCCGTTTACATCTTGTAAAGTCGTAGCTAAGTATGGTTTTGTGTCGTTTCTTTTTATTTCAAATACTGTCATTTTTTCCTCCTATTGTAATTTTATTGATTTATCATCTGATTTAAGTATTAAGTCTTTTGGTTTTTTAAGTATAATTCTTTTATCTTTTGATTTGAGTGTTACTGGTTTACCTAGAAGACTTAATGGTATTCTTCTATCTTTTAGTTTGAGTATTATTTCTTTGTAGACTCTTTTAAGTGTTGTTAAAGTGTCTGGAAGTGAATCAGTCATATTGATTGTGTCGTCTAGGTTTCTGTTGTATTGTGCTTCACTTGATAGACTGTCTGTGATTGATTGTAATTCAGTGAGTAATACTTTGAACTCTGCTTTACTACTTAGACTATCTTGAATTGTTTGGATGTCATCTAGTAATCTGTTATAATCTGCTGCGGAGACTAAATCGTCTGATAAACTTACCGAGTCTGATAAACTACGATTATAAATTGAAGTCTTGTTTAAACTATCTGA